CGTATGCGACTGCCAGCCGGTGGCTGCGGTGATCTCTTCGATGGTCGCGCCATCCGGCGCGCGCAGCATGGCGATCAGCGCGGCCTGCGTGGTCCCGGCGCGTGGCGTGCGTGTCGATTGCGCGGCTCCAGAAGGAGCGTCCGTCGTGCGATCCTCCGGCGGCGCATCTGTCGCGCTCGCGGGCGCGGTTTCGGTTTCATCTGGCTCGATGCCGATGGCGGCAAGGCCCGCGTCGGTTGCGATCAGCGTGGTGCCGTGGCCGTCGCCGGTTTCGCGCCAGACCGGTTCGCCCCGTCGCAGATTGACTTCGACTTCTTGCAGCAAGCCCTTCGCGATCATCGTGCTGACGACCTTGGCTGCGGCTCCTCCTCGCAGGCTGTCGGGCAGTGGCAAGGCGATATGATCCGGCCGTTGTGCGGCGGCGCTCAGGATGATGGCTTGGGTGTCGGAAAGTTGGGTCATCGGAACCTCCGGTTCGAGAGCGCCACGACCATCGCGACGCTTCTACGAGGCCAAGCCCCGCAATCGCGGGGCTGGCGCGGAGGTCGGTTGGATCATTCGGCGTGTTCGCCTTCGCGAAAGGCGCTGTCGGTGATGCGCTTCAGGAGTTCGGCGTAGTGGGCGAGCGTCCCGACGTGGCCCCAATGCACCTCGTCCGGATGAACGTCGAAATGCTCGTCGCTCAGGGCGGTAAGCCGCGCCAGCATGGCGTCGATCTCAACCTTGCGGGCGATGAAGGCATCGAGGGCTTGGGCGTTCTGGGTAGCGCTGGTCATCCGGGGTCTCCTTGGTTCGTGACCCCATACAGGCTCTGTCCCGGGCGCTTATCAAGGCAATAAGTGCATCAAAACATTATGTTTTCGGAGCTGGCATGCAGGGCATGAGCGAGCGCCAGTACGCGTCCCATGTCGGCTTGTCGCGGGGTGCGATCCAGAAGGCGAAGACGTCCGGAAGGCTCGTCCTTCATGCCGACGGTTCGATCGATGCGCAGGCCAGCGATGCGCGCCGCGCGTCCATGACCGACCCCTCGAAGCAGCGCCGGGATGGCGGCGAGGCAAAGCTGAAGCCCGTCCCCGATGCGGCCTTGTCCGCGGTCGGCGACACGCTTCGCGAAAGCGGCATCGCTCCGTCTCCTGCTGGCGGCGGAACCACGTTCCTTCAGGCGAAGACCGCCAACGAGGTGCTGAAGGCGCAGGAACGGCGTCTGCGTCTGCAGCGCATGAAGGGCGAGGTCATCGACCGTGCGCGGGCGACGGCGCTCGTCTTTCGACTGGCGCGCGAGGAGCGCGATGCGTGGGCGAACTGGCCCGCACGGATCGCGGCAATGATGGCGGCGGAGCTCGGCCTCGAAGCGCACGCGATGCAGAAGGTTCTGGAGACCCATGTCCGAGCGCACCTCGCCGATCTCGCCGAGGTCGCCACAGACTTCCGATGAGCTGTTCGTCTTCGAAGGCATCGATGCGCTCGTCCAGGCCTGGCGCGATGGGCTCACGCCCGATCCTGCCCTCACCGTCTCGGAATGGGCGGATCGGCACCGGTTCCTGAGCCCGCGCGCTTCGGCCGAGCCCGGGCGCTATCGCACGGACCGCACGCCTTACATGCGCGCCATCATGGATGCGCTGTCGCCGGGCAACGCCGCGCGGCGCATCGTGTTCATGAAGGCAGCGCAGGTCGGCGCGACCGAGGCCGGGAACAACTGGATCGGCTACGTCATCCACCATGCGCCAGGACCCATGCTCGCGGTCCAGCCAACGGTGGAACTGGCCAAGCGCTTCTCGCGCCAGCGCATCGATCCGCTGATCGCGGAAAGCCCGGTGCTGCGCGAGCGCGTCAGACCGCAGCGCTCACGCGACGCTGGCAACACGGTTCTGTCGAAGGAGTTTCCGGCTGGGCTTCTGGTCATCACCGGCGCCAACAGCGCGGTCGGCCTGCGCTCCATGCCGGCGCGCTACCTGTTTCTCGACGAGGTCGACGCCTATCCGCCGTCCGCCGATGAGGAAGGCGATCCTGTCGCCTTGGCCGAGGCCCGCACGCGCACGTTCTCCTGGCGATCGAAGGTCTTTCTCACCTCGACGCCAACGATCCATGGCGTGTCGCGGATCGAGTGCGAGTTCGAGGCGAGCGACCAGCGGCGCTATTTCGTGGCATGCCCGCATTGCGATCACCGCCAATGGCTCCGCTTCGAGCGCTTGCGCTGGGAGAAAGGTCAACCCAACACCGCGCATTACTCTTGCGAAGCCTGTGAGGGCCGGATCGAGGAGCATCACAAGACGGCCTTGATGATGTCCGGCGAGTGGCGACCGACGCGCGACGATGCGCACTCGGGAACCGTCGGCTACCACCTCTCAGGGCTCTATTCGCCGGTGGGCTGGCTCTCATGGGCCGATATCGCCCGGATGTGGGACGCCGCGCAGTCGAGCGACGAGGCCAAACGCAGCTTCAAGAACGGCGTCCTCGGCGAGACCTGGATCGAGACCGGCGAAGCGCCGGACTGGCAGCGGCTCTACGAGCGGCGTGAGCCCTGGCGTATCGGCACGGTGCCGAGCGGCGGCTTGTTCCTCACGGCAGGCGCCGACATCCAGAAGGATCGCATCGAAATCTCGATCTGGGCCTGGGGTCGTGGGCTCGCCAGCTGGCTCGTGGACCACATCGTCATTCCCGGCGGCCCGGACAGCGCCGAGGCGTGGGCCGCCTTGACGGATCTCCTCGGCCAGACCTGGCCGCACGCTCATGGCGTTCGCCTGAGCCTCTCGAAACTGGCGATCGACACAGGGTTCGAAGCGCCGGCCGTCTATGCATGGGCGCGTCAGCAGGGCTTTGCGCAGGTCACGCCTATCAAGGGCGTCGAGGGATTCAATCGCGCGGCGCCGGTCACTGGCCCGTCCTTCGTCGATGCGACGGAAGGCGGCCGGAAGATCCGCCGCGGCGCGCGGCTCTGGACCATCGCAGTTTCGACCTTCAAGGCCGAGACATATCGGTTTCTCCGGTTGTCGAAACCCACGGAGGAGGATGCGGCAGACGGAGCGCAGGGCCCAGCCGGGCTTGTTCACCTTCCACAGGGTGTTGACGCCGAATGGGTGAAGCAGCTCGTCGCCGAGCATCTTGTGACCGTCACGACGAAGCGCGGCTTCCAGAAGCTCGAATGGCAGAAGGGTCGCGAACGCAACGAGGCTCTGGACTGCCGGGTCTATGCCCGCGCCGCCGTCTGGATCGCCGGCGCCGATCGCTGGTCAGAGGACAAGTGGCGTGATCTCGAAGATCAGGTCGGCCCCCAGCCTGCGGACACCGACGACACGCAGTCGACCATCGAAGCCGGGCGTCTTGCCCGTCCAAACCCGCCATCCACCAAGCGGCAGAGCGACTGGCTCGGCCCGCGCGGGAAGTGGTTCTGAGGATATGTCATGGCCTGGACGCCCGACGAACTTGATGCGCTAAAGCGCGCCTATGCCAGCGGCACACTCCGGGTCAGCTATGACGGCAAGACGGTCGAGTATGGCTCGGCGGACGACCTTCTGAAGCGCATCCGCACCATCGAGACCGAGATCACGGCATCCGCCGGCTTGTCGCGCAAAATCGCGGGCTATGCCGGGTTCGGACGGGGCGACCGGTGAGCCAGATCACCTTCCTCGACCGGATGGTGGCGTGGGCTGCGCCCGAGGCTGGTGTGAGGCGGGCGCTCGCGCGGCGCAGCTTCGAGGCGCTTGCAACGAAGACCCGTGGGTATGACGGTGCGGCCAAGGGGCGGCGCACCGACGGATGGAAGGCCGCGGGAACCTCGGCTGATGCCGAGATCGCGGCCGCCAGCGGCCTGCTGCGGGATCGCATGCGCGATCTCACCCGAAACAATCCGCATGCGGCGAAAGCTGTGTCCGTGCTGGTCAACAACATCGTCGGCAGCGGCATCATTCCACGCGCTGCCACGGGCGACGCCAGGCTCGACGAGACGGTGGACCGACTCTGGACCGAGTGGACCGCCGCCTGCGACGCCGACGGACAGCTCGACATCTTCGGGCTGCAGACCCTCGCCGTGCGGGAGATGATCGAGGCTGGCGAGGTGCTGATCCGTCGACGCCCGCGCCGTCTCAGCGATGGTCTGGCCGTGCCGCTCCAAGTCCAGATCATCGAAGCCGATCTTCTGGACAACACGCGCAACGGCGATCTCGCCGATGGCGGGAGGCTGCTTCAGGGCATCGAATTCGATCCCTTGGGTCGACGCCGCGCCTATTGGCTCCATGCCCAGCATCCGGGCGACGCCGTCGTCACCATGCGCCGGCGTCTCGAAAGTCTTGCCATCCCGGCGAGCGAGGTCCTGCATCTCTACGAAAAACAGCGCACGCAGGTGCGCGGCGTCCCGTGGGGCACGCCGGTGATGCGGGCGCTGCGCGATCTCGATGACTGGACGCAGGCTGAACTCGTCCGCAAGAAAACGGAAGCCTGTGTCGTCGGCATCGTGCTTGGCGCCGATGAAGCCGATCAAGGGATCGCCCCGTCGGTGGTCGACGCCGACGGCAACCGCGTCGAACAGTTCGAGCCAGGGCTGATCGCCTATGCGCGCGGCGGCAAGGACATCCGCTTCAATCAGCCTGCCACGACGGCGGGTGTCGGCGAGTGGCTCCGCGCGCAGCTTCATATCGTGGCGGCGGGGTTCCGCATGCCCTACGAGCTGCTGACCGGCGATCTCAGTCAGGTGAACTATTCGTCGATCCGAGCGGGGCTCGTGGAGTTTCGGCGCCTGATCGACGCCGTCCAATGGCAGATCGTCATCCCAGTTCTCTGCCAGCCCATGTGGGTCTGGTTCTGCCAGGCCGCGTGGGCAGCCGGGAAACTGCCGCGGAGCGCAGACAAATTCATGCAGTCTGCGCAAAAGCTTGACTGCTGCATCGCGGTCGAATGGTCCCCGCCGCGTTTTGAGGCGGTCGATCCATTGAAGGACGCGATGGCCGATCTCCTGGCGCTGCGCTCGGGCACCATGTCGCTGGCGCAGGCCATCGCCCGCCAGGGGCACAACCCCGACGCGGTTCTCGCCGAGATCGCCGCCATGAACGCCAAGATCGATGCCCTCGGGCTCATCCTCGACAGCGATCCGCGGCGCGTGACGAAGACCGGCGTGATGCAGGCTGACGCCACCGGCCAACCCATCAATCCCGACAACTGAGCTTTTCACCATGACCCGAAACATCGACCTGCCACCGCTGACGCGGGCGGCGGACCTGTTGCCTGCGTCGATCGATGCGGCCGAGCGCACCATTGAGGTGGTCTGGTCTACAGGTGCGCGGGTACGCCGAAATCCGTTCTTCGGCGATCCCTTCGACGAGGAACTGGCGATGGATCCGCGCGCCGTCCGGCTGGATCGCCTGAATGCCGGCGCGCCGCTCCTGAAGGTGCACGACGCCTCCGTGCTCGACAGCGTTATCGGCTCGGTCGTGCCGGGCAGCGCCCGCATCGAGAACGGACGCGGCATCGCCCGTGTCCGCTTCTCCGACCGGGCCGAGGTCGAGGCGCTCTGGAAGGACGTCGAGGCCGGGCACATCCGTGCGGTGTCGATCGGCTACCAGGTCCACCGCTTCGAGGTGACCAAGCAGGCAGGCGCGCCCGAGTTGTGGCGCGCGGTCGATTGGACGCCTTTCGAGATTTCCGCAGTGCCCATTGGCGCTGATCCGGCGGCGGGTTTCCGCTCCGAGAAATCCTCCGAAAGTTCTTTGCCCCTTCACCCCTGCGTCGTCCACCGCGCCGACGCTCCATCCAAGGAGAAAGCAGCCATGGACGACGCTGTGACCGACAATGCCGAAACGCATGCCCGCCAGGCCGCGCCTGAACCGCAGGACCGCGCATCGAGCGCGCCGGTGATCGATGCGGAAGCGATCGCTGCCCGCGCGCGCGACACGGAGCGCGAACGTGTCGGCACCATCTACGATCTTGCCGGTCGCCTGCACCTCGAGCGCAGCTTCGCCGACGATCTCGTCAAGCGCGGCGTCACGCTGGATGCGGCGCGCAGCGAGATCCTCGACAAGGTCGCGACCGACGCCGAGAAGACGCGGGTCTCGCCTCAGGTCAGCATCCCGCTCGGCGGCCGCGATGAACGCGTCACCCGTCGTGACGCCGTGTCGAATGCCTTGCTGCACCGATATTCGCCCACGCTCTTTCCCTTGAGCGAACCGGCGCGGGAATATCGCGGCATGACGCTGGTGGAGCACGCCCGCGAGTTTCTGAGCAGCTCGGGCGTCAATGTCCGGGGCATGTCGCGCGACGAGATCGCCACGCGCGCCCTTCACTCCACTTCGGACTTTCCCGAGGTTCTTGCGGCCGTGACGGGCAAGACGCTCCGGCAGGCCTACGATGCCTATCCGCGCACCTACGTCCCCTTCTGCCGGCAAGTGCTCGCGACCGACTTCAAGGCGATGCATCGTGTCCAGCTCGGCGAAGCGCCGCAGCTCGTGAAGGTCAACGAGGGCGGCGAGTTCAAGCGTGGCACGTTGGCCGAAGGACGCGAGAGCTACCGTGTGGAGACCTACGGGCGCGTCGTTGCGGTCACGCGGCAGGTCCTCATCAACGACGACCTCGACGCCTTCACGCGCATTCCGGCGATGTATGGCACGGCGATCGCCACGCTGGAGAGCGATGTGGTCTGGGGCATCATCCTGGCCAACGCCGCCATGAGCGACTCCATCGCGCTGTTCCACCAGAACCACGGCAATCTGGCGAACCCGGCCACCGCGCTCAGCGTCACCGCGATCGGCGCGGCGCGTGCGGCCATGGCCCGGCAGACCGGCCTCGACAGGAAGACCATCCTCAATGTCCGGCCCGCCTATCTCATCGTGCCGGCATCGCTCGAACTCGCCGCCGAGCAGCTGGTGGCGCAGAACCTCGTGCCTGCCCAGACCGGCAATGTGGTGCCGTCCTCGATCCGCACATTGACCCCGATCTCCGAGCCTCGTCTCGATGCCGCGAGCCTGACCGCCTGGTATCTGGCGGCGAACCCCGCCCAAATCGACACCATTGAGTACGCCTATCTCGAAGGCCAGCAAGGCGCCTACATCGAGACGCGCAACGGCTTCGATGTCGACGGCGTCGAGATCAAGTGCCGCCTCGACTTCGGCGCGAAGGCGATCGACTGGCGCGGCCTCTACCGCAATCCCGGCGCGTGATCGCCGCCGGAACTCTTCCCCAACACCTGACACTCTCGGAGAACTCCCATGCGCGGCTACATCCAGCCCGGCAACACCATCACGCTTCCCGCCCCCTATGCCGTCGCCTCCGGCGACGGACTGCTGGTCGGCGCGATCTTCGGCATCGCGACCGGATCGGCGGCGATCAACGCCGAGGTCGAAACCCTCACAGAAGGCGTCGTCGAACTGCGCAAGGCCCCGTCCCAGGCTTGGGCCGTCGGCGCGCGCATCTACTGGGACAACGCCGCACGTCTCGCGACGACCGTGATCGCATCGAACACCCTGATCGGCGCTGCGACCGAGCCCGTGGCAGGCGGGGCCAACGATACGATCGGCCGCGTTCGGCTAAACGGCGTGGCCTAAAGGTCGCCCCGGTCCCAGTTGAGAGCCGCTATCCGCGGATCGGCGGCGAAGGTTCCACGCGGAAACTCAACCCCCTGTCGAGGGAACTCGCATAGGGCCTGAACACCGGATGGGCTCAAGCGAATTCGCCAAGTCTGCCGTTCAAGGATCTGCCGGTCGACCGGTGCAGGCCTTGCGAAGGCGCGGCATATCAGGATCGCGAGATTGGCCCGTCGATCCGGATCGCGCACCGACTGATAGCGGATCACGTCAGCGTCCGCCGCTCGGGCGGCGTCGGCGAAGGCCTGGCAAGGACCATAGTCGGTGACATCCGTCCAGAGGCCGCTGTCGTGCAAGAGCGGTTCGCTCATCAGATCGAGCAGCCGCACACTCGACACCGCAGCCGAGAAGGCCGTGTACTCGGCCGCATCGGAGGGCCATGGCGTGGCGGGCGACTCGGCAAAGAATAGGAGCCGGTAGAACGCCATCTCGGCGACAGCGGTCGCGGGGTGTTCCGCCGCGTAGTAGACGCCAAGCGTGCGCCCTGCGCGCCGAAAGCGGGATCCTGTCGGGTAGATCGCGCCATAGCGGAACGGCGTCGCCAGCAGGAAATCGAGATGGCGACAGTCCGGCGGGATCGCGGGCTTCGTCTCATCGATCAGGTCTTCGAGCAAAGACTGTTCGGAGAGGGTGTCGGTCAGCTTCAAGGTCGAGACGCGCTGCTGGGCCTCGACGAGCCGCCAGCACGCACCGTCGAAGCGACGGAACTCAGACGAGAGCGCGACGCGCGTCCAGATAGGCAATGACATCGACGAGTCCGCTCACGGTTTGCACCTTCTCGATCGGCTGGGCATCGAGCGCGGTGTTGGGATTGACGAGCCAGCTTGCCGCGACCCTGTCGTCACCTCCCGCAATCGCGTCGAGGGACCGGAACAGGCGCACGAAGAGGATCGCCAACTCGAACGGCTTCGTCCCAGGCTCAAGACCGAATTCCCCACGCTTCATGCGCGAGACCGTCGCCTCGCTGACACCGATGACGGTGGCAAGGATCCGGGCGGTCACGCCCAACTGATCCGCGGCGCGAAGAACAGCCTTGGTGACGACCGGGCCGGCTTCCGGGCGGGTGGCGGCAGACAAAAGGACCGTCATGGGCATCTCCTTTCTGAAGAAATTATATGACATGAAATTTCCTAAGGAAAGGGAAATCCGTGGAGGCCTTTCGTGCTGCGCTCGACGTCCTTTTCGCCGACCCGAACCTTGGCGAGCATGCGCTGTGGCAGGCGGGCGGCGTCGGCCCCGGCGTGGCCGTGCGCGTCATCCGCCGCCGCCCGGACGCCGTGGTCGAGTTCGGAGCGTCCCGCGCCTTGATGGCGACCGTTCTCATCGACCTGCGCAGGACCGAAGCTGCGGCAATCGATGAGGGCGATCTCGTCGTGCTCGGCGCGGAGGTCTTCAAAATCATTGGATCGCCCGCATCCGATCCTATGGGGCTCGTCCTCACCTGCGAGGCCGTCAAGGTCTGATCCCATGCGCTTCAACCTCGAACGTCCAGACCTGCGCAAGGCGCTGGCCGGCACGCAGCAGGACATCGAGCGCGCGGTTACGTCGGGGATGCGCGATGCTGCCGACGGTCTTAAGCAGGATTTGCGCGATGAGGTTGTCGCCTCCGGACTTGGCGAACGCCTCTCGCGCACATGGCGAGGCAAGGTTTTCCCCGAGGTCGGCGAAAGCGTCGAGGCCGCCGCCTTCGTCTGGTCGAAGGCCCCGAAACTCATCGACGCTTTCGATCGTGGCGTCACGATCCGATCCGCGCGAGGGTTCTGGCTGGCGATCCCGACGCTAGCTGCAGGAGCGCGCGGGCGAGGACCGAACGGGCGCGCGTCACGCATTACGCCCGGCGGCTGGGAGCGGCGCACCGGCATGCGGCTGCGCTTCGTCTACCGCAAGCACGGCCCTTCGCTGCTGGTCGCCGATACGGCCCGACTGAATTCGCGAGGGCTGGCAGCGGCGAACAGGCGCAAGTCCGGTCATTCAACGGTGATCCTGTTCCTGCTCGTACCCCGGGTCATGCTGCGCAAGCGGCTCAACATCGATGCGATCGCCAAGCGGCAAGCCGCGCGCGTGCCCGCTTTGATCGCGCGTCACTGGCCGCGATGATCGGCGTCAATCGGTCTTGCGGCGGTCAGCGGCCTTATAGACCTCATTGCGCTCGCGCTTGCCGACCGCAACGACAAGAACCAGCAGCTCGCGGTCATTGACCTGATAGACAAGACGATAACCGGCGTTGCGCAGCTTGATCTTGTAGCGCTCTTTCGCGCCATGCAGCCGCGCCGACGGAATTTTCGGGGTCTGCAGACGCTCGGCGAGCTTGGCCTTGAACTGTTCGCGTGTGACGTTGTCGAGCTTACGCCACTCTTTCAGAGCCTCGTCCAGAAAGGCGAGTTCATAGGTCATCCAGCGTGACCTTGTGGACGGTCTGGCCTTCCCGGGCATCAGCGATGGCGTTCAGTTCGAGATCCTCCAGCCGGTCCAGCATCGCCTCGTAGGCCTTGGCCGGCACACAGTAGAAGGCGGGTTCGTTGCGGTTGAGGATCGCGACGGGAAACCCTTCGCCCGCTGCGACGGTGCCCATCGGGTTCTTCTTGAGCTCGGAAACGCTCGCAGTGGTTGTTGCGTGGATCTGGTTCGCCATTGGGGCAACTCCTTTATGGCGCTCTGAATAGCACTCTAAACAGGTCTTTTCAATGCCGTCGGCCGGGAGCCGTCCATGCCCTCGAAACGCGAAACCGTCCTCGGCGCGGTGAAGGCGCTGGTCGCTTCCGCCTTGCCGGGCGCGGAGGTGAAGCGCAATCTCGCCAAGCCGGAGCGAATCCCGCCGGGTGGACTGGTCGTGATCCGCGATGGCGATCCGGGCGAGCCGGACGTCACGCTCTCGCCGGTATCCTACCTCTACACCCATCGCATTCCCGTCGAGATCGCCGCTTTCGAGAGCGCCACGCTCACGCGCGAGCAGGTGGTCGACGAGATGCTTGGCGCGATCGGAGCGGCGATCATCGCCAATCGCAGGCTCGGCGGGCTTGTCGACTGGATCGAGGCGGAAGCCCCGACCTCCGAGGACATCGAGACCACCGGCAGCCAGTCAGGCCGCTTCGCCGATGTCGTGATCGTCGCGACCTACGCCACCGCCGATCCGTTGAACTGAGTGACGGCGTTTCGACCTCGCTCGGCCCTCTGAAATTGCACCACATGGAGAACGACCCATGCCTCGCGCACGCGGCGTGAACGCGGCTCTCGCCGCCGTGTTCGAAAGCACCTACGGCACACCGCCCGGCACCGGCTTTCGCCGCATGCCCTTCGCTTCCGTCAATCTTGGTGAGGAACAGGGCCTGATCGCCAGCGAGCTTCTCGGCTTCGGCCGCGAGCCACTGGCGCCGGTCTATGACGTGATCACCAACACGGGCGAACTCGTCGTTCCCGTGGATACACGCAACATCGGCGTCTGGCTGCGCGGCCTGATGGGCGCGCCGACGACAGTCGCGACAAACGCCGCCACCGGCACGATCACGCTAACCGCCAACCTTCTGGTCAACGACACGGTGACGGTCGATGGCACGGTCTATACCGCCGTCGCCTCCGGCGCGACGGGCCAGCAGTTCAACCTTGGCGGCACGGCGGCGCTGACCGCCACCGCGCTCGCCGCGATCATCAATCCGAGCGCGAACGTCGCGGCCGCGGCGGTTGGCGCGGTCGTCAACCTGACCGCCAAGGCGCTGGGACCGGGCGGCAACGCGCGCACGCTGGCGACGAACGCGCCGGCGCGCGCCACACTGTCGGGGGCGACGCTGTCGGGCGGCGCCAACAGCCATACCTGGTTCTCGGGCGCGCAGGCTCTGCCCTCGATGTCGATCGAGGTCCAGCTTCCCGACGTACCCTTCTTCGGCATGAACTACGGCGCGCGCATCAACAGTTTTCAGGTTCAGGCGCAGCGGTCCGGGCTGCTCACCGCCTCGCTCAACATCATGGCGCAGGGCGAGACCATCGCCGCGACGGCGCAGTCCGGAACGCTCACCGAGTTCGTGCTGGAGCGCTTCGGCCAGTTCCAGGGCGAGGTCCGGCGAAACAATGTGGTGCTCGGCAACGTCATCTCGGCGGAACTCACCTATTCGAACAATCTTGAAGCGGTCGAGGTGATCCGCAGCGACGGGCGCATCGCCGATGCCGATCCGGGCATCATCGCGCTGACCGGCAACATCACGACCCGCTTCGAAGATCGCGTCCTTCTCGATCAGGCGACCAACCGCCTGCCGTGCGAGCTTCAGTTCCGCTGGGCGGCGGGCGCAGCCGCCTCGCTGGTCTGGACCGCGCACCGGGTCTTCCTGCCGCGCGGCGACCGGCAGATCCAGGGCCCGGGCGGCGTGCAGGCCCCGTTCGCATTCCAGGCCGCGATCGATCCGGTGCTGAACCGCGCTGCGACCTGCGTGCTCATCAACGACGTCGCGTCCTACTGATCCGCTTCACCAGGAGGTTCCCTTGCTCAAGCTCTCGACACCATCCCGCGATCCGTTCTGGCTCGACATCCTGCCGGGCGTGCGCATCCAGTTCCGGCCGATCTCCGTCGCCGACATGCTCGTCGCCCGCGCCGCTGCCGCCGAGTCTCTCGGCACGAAGGTTGAGGGCGATGCACCGCTTGACCGGAACACCACGGTCGCGGCCGGCGCGGCCTTCACGCGTTCGCTCGCGCTGAGCGGCATCGTGGCGTGGGAGGGCATTGGCGACGCAGGCGGCAAGCCGATCGATCCGAACCCGATCGCCATCAATCAGTTGCTCGAGGTCTGGCATGCCTTCGACGCCATCGATCGGCTCTATGTCGGCCCGGCTTTGACGAGGCTCGACGAAAAAAACGTCTGATCGCCCTCGCGCGCTGGCACTTCGAGGGCGGCGACGGCTACTGCGCCGCCTGTCCATCGCGTTGCGGGGCTTGCGCCTACATCGAGCACGCGCCCGTGACAGCTGAGGGGCTTCTCGCATGGGAGGTCATCCGCCGCTGCGCGGGACAGGTTCGCGCCGTGATGGGCGGCGTTTACGCCATCGACTTCGGCGCAGTCCTCGCCCTGGCTGAGGCCATGGAAGCATCGTCGCCGCTCCTCGCCGACATCCTTCCCGAGATCGAGCCGATCGTCGTGGCCGCCTATGGCCGCGACGCCGGCCGTCCCAATCGCGATTGAGCAAGCCCGTCCATGTCCACCACCAACGGCTCGATCCGCCTCGGCGTCGAAGGCAAGGCGGAGGTCAAGCGCGCCTTCGAGGAAGTCGGTCAGGCGGGCACGCAGGCCTTCGGGCAGGTTGATCGGGCGCTTGAGAAGACGGGCGCCGCGACGGATCGGGAAACCGCCCGGTTCAAGCGTCTGGCGGAAGCCGCCCGCATGGCGGCGCAGGCCGATGCCGCGCAGGGGCGGTTCAATCAGGTTCTGGGCGTCGATCGCCAGACGGCGGGTTCGGCGCGCGCTTCGGCAGAAGTCTTCGAACAGGCCGCGAGGGAAGCCGAACGCTACGAGGCTCGCGCGAAAGCCTTGCGCGCTGCCATCGATCCGCTGGCGGCAGCGCAGGACCGGCTCAATGCCGAACTTGCCGAGCATGCCGCGCTCGCCAGCCGTGGCGCGATCACCACCGCCGAGCAGGCGGCGGCGAATGCGCTGGCGAAGTCGCGCTTCGATCACACCGCGCAGGCGATCAAGGGCGTTGGCGCCAACTCGAAGCTCACGACCCAGCAGGTCATGACGCTTCAGTACACGGTGAACGACGTGATCGCGTCGATGTCCACCGGCATGTCGCCGATGACCATCCTGATGCAGCAGGGTGGACAGGTCACGCAGGCCTTCGGTGGCTTGCGCGGCACGATCATGACGCTCGGCTCCGCCATCGGCATTGTCGGCGGCGTCATCGCGGGCGTCGCGGTCTCCGTTGGCGTGCTGACGGCGGCGTGGTTCGCCAATGACGCCTCGACACGGGCTGTTTCCACAGCGCTCGCCGGTGTCGGCCGTGCGTCCGGCGCGACCGCCGCCCAGCTGGAACAGGTCGCGCAATCCTCCGCCGATGCCGGCAAGGTCTCGGTGTCGTCGGCGCGTGACATGCAGGTCGCGTTCCTGCGCACCGGCAAGATCGGCGCGGAAGAAATGGGCCGCGCCATCGCGGTCTCGCGCAACCTTGGCGTCACGCTTGGCGTCGAGACCAGGCAGGGCGCGGAGGAACTCGCCCGCGCGCTGGCCGATCCGTTGCGCGGCGCGGATGAACTCAACGACCGCATCCGGTTCCTGGACGATCGCACCCGCGCCTATGTCCGCACGCTGGTCGACCAGAACAACCGGGCGGAAGCGCAGCGCGTCATCCTGAATGCGCTTGCGCCCTCGCTGGCCGACGCCGAGCAGGCGGTCAATGCGCTCGGGCGCGCCTGGCAGTTCGTCGGGCGCTCAGCCTCGAACGCCTTCGACGCGCTCGGCAAGGCCGTCGACCGGGCGGTGGATGGGCGCACGCCGACGGAGGAACTGGAACTGCTGCGCTGGCAGCAGGAGCGCCTCAGGGCGAACGTGCGCGGCAATGTCGTGCCGCTCATGCTGCCTCAGGTCGAGCGGCGCATTGCCGAACTCGAGCGGCAGCTCAACGATCAACAGGAACGCGCCCGTCGGATCGCCGCCGAGGCCCGCGCCAACGAGCAATCGGTCCGCGCCGGCGAGATCGCCCGGGACACCAACCCCGGCGCACGCGAGATCGAGCGGCTGCGGACGCAGGAAGGCGTACTCCGCGCCGCGCTTGCCGATCCGCTGGTCCGCTCGAAACTGGCGGACGTGGCGGAGGTCGAAGCGGCCTACCGGCGTGTCATCACCGAACTCGCCCGGTATCGCCCCTCGGTGGATGCGGCGACGCAAGCCGTGGTGGAGCAGACCTCCGCCACGGACATCTCGATCCGCGCCACGCTTTCGCTGGCCGAGGCCTATCTCGAAAGCGCCGAGGCCGCCGCGCGCGCGGAAGCGCGCCGGCAAGGGCTCGTCGATCAGGCCCGCGAGGGTGTCAACGCGGAAACCCGCGCCCGGCAGGCCTTGCGGGAGCGGATCGCAGAGCAGGCGGTTGAGGCCGCCCGGCAGGTGTCGGAACTCGGCCGGCAGATCGACGGCCAGCGCCGCCTGAACGAAGCGATTTCCTCGGGCGCGCTTTCGTCCCAGCGCGCCCAGCAGATCATGCAGGTCGAGCAGGCGCTGCGCCCGCTGATCACGGCGCAGACGCTGGCCGAGGGCGAGGCCAAGGAGAAGCTCGGACGCATCATCGTCCGCACGCGCGAAGCCTATGAACAGCTTCATCGCGAGCAGAACCGCACGGACCTGCTTCAGGGGATCGAGCGCCGCCGCGACGAGATCGCGCTACGCGAGCGGGAACTGGCGCTGGTCAGGCGCGGTCCGGCCGCGCGGCGCGAAGGCGTCGATCAGCTGCGCTTCGAGCAGGAACTCAGGCGGCTCGGCATCGATCCGAACGATCCCGAAGCCAGCTATTCCCGCGATCAGATCCGGCGGCTCAACCAGCTTGGGCGGCAGACGACAGGCCGGGAAGCGGCCTTCGACTACGAACAGCAGAACACCGGTCTCGCTCGCGAGGTCGAGCTCCTGAAGCAGGGAGCCTCGGCCCGCTCGGAAGCCATCGCCATGATCCGCGCCGAGCAGCAGCTTCGGCGGCAAGGGATCGATCCGGCGGGAGCCGAGGGACAGGCAGCACTCGCCGCCGCCCGCCGCCAGTTCGCGCTTGAGCGCCAGGCGGAAGCGCAAGTCGCCCTGCAGGATCAGCGCGCCGAGATCGCCCTGATCGAAACCCAGATCGGCCTGACTGGCGCGTCCGCCCAGCAGCGCGAGACGGTGCTGGCGACCATCCGCGCTGAACAGGATCTGCGCCGACGCGGCATCGACCTCGCAAGCGAGGAAGGCCGGGCCATCGTCGCCAACGCCGTCCGCGTTCAGCAACTGACGACGGAACTGCAGCGGCAGGAAGCGACGCAGCGGGCCTTGCAGGGAGCGATCGGCAACGCGCTGGACCGCTTCGGCACGCTCCTGGCGCAAGGCAAGACCGACTGGAAATCGTGGGCAGACGCTGGCCAGGCGGCGATCAATGACATCATGAACGAGCTGATCAAGCTCGCGGTGATGAACCCGCTCAAGAACTTCCTGTTCGGCGGCAACGCACCGACGCTGGCGACCGGCGGTGGCATCTTCGGAGAACTCGGCAAGATCTTCGCCGGGCTGTTCCATGAGGGCGGGCTGGTCGGAGCGGGCGGGCCGGGCCGCAACGTGCCGGCCCTCCTATTCGCGGGCGCGCCGCGCCTTCATGGCGGCGGCTACATCCGGCCGGGCGAGGTTCCGGCCATCCTGCAGACCGGCGAGCGCGTGCTGAATCGCAAGGAAACCGCCGCCTACGACCAGCGGGGCGATCAGGCCGTGCCGATGATGGTGACGTTCAACATCACGACGCCGGATGCGGGCTCGTTCCGCCGTGCGCAGGGGCAGATCACCGCCGAGATGGCCTCGGCGCTTGAGAGAGCGAGGCGGAACCTGTGAGCTTCCATGAAGTGTCCTTCCCGGACGCCATCGCGCGCGGCGCGACCGGCGGCCCGGAATACTCGACAGATGTGGTGATGGTCGCGTCCGGCTTCGAGCAGCGCAACCAGAACTGGTCGGCTTCCCGCGCCCGCTATGACATCTCGACCGGCATCCGCACCCGCGAGCAGATGGCCGAGGTGATCGCCTTCTTTCGCGCCCGCAAGGGCCGCGCCTTCGGCTTCCGGTTCAGGGATTGGGGCGACTTCGAAGCCACCGACCAGCAATGCCAGGCGGTGAGCGCGACGGTGTTCCAGCTGGCGAAGCGCTATCCGTCCGGCCCGGTCGTCGAAATCCGCACCATCACCCGCCCGGTCGTCGGCTCGGTGGTGGTGCGCGTCAACGGGAACGTCGTCACGCCGACAATCGATCACGCGACGGGGCGGCTCACCTTCGGCGCGGCTCCGGCGGCGACGCCCGTCGCGACCTTCCGCTTCGACGTGCCCGTGCGCTTCGACACCGACCATCTTCAGGTGATCAGCCGCGCCTACAACCTGCAGAACGTCCAGTCGATCCCGCTGGTCGAGATCAGGACCTGACCCATGAAACCCGCATCCCCCGCGCTCGCCGCGCATCTTGCCGGCGAGGTGACGACGCTTGCGACCTGCTGGCGGCTCGAACGGGCCGATGGCTGGGTTCGCGGCTTTACCGACCATGACCGCGAGCTTGTGGTCGATGGGCTGACCTATGTGGCGTCCACCGGCTTCCTGCCCTCAGCGATCAAGACCGCCTCCGATCTCTCCGTCGACAATCTCGATGTCGACGGCTTCCTCGACGATGCGGCGCTCAGGGCCGAAGACCTGATCGCCGGGCTGTTCGACGGCGCGCGGATCGAGGTCTTCATCGTCAACTGGGCCGATCTCGCGCAGGGGCGGCTCCTGCTGCGCAAGGGCTTCCTCGGCGAGATCAAGCGCGCCGATCAGCGCTTCTCCGCCGAGATCAGGGGCTTGTCGAACCGGCTTCAGCAGACTGCCGGAAAGCTCTATTCGCGCCTGTGCCGCGTCGATCTCGGATCGAGCGAATGCGGCGTCGTGCTCGGCCCGCGCACCGACACCTACGCGGTGACGCAGGTGATGGCCGCCGACACGGTGCGGATCGTCACCGCACGCGCCACGGGCTTCTTCACCTTCGGCAAGGCGACCTTCACGACTGGCGCCAATGCCGGCGCGGTCAACGAGGTGCTGCTGCATGACGGCCAGACCATCCGGCTGTTCGTGCCGATGCCGCGGCCCATCGTCGTCGGCGACCAGATCGTACTTGTCGCCGGTTGCGACAAGACGCCGGAGACCTGCAACGCCAAGTTCGCCAACATCCTGAACTTCCGGGGCGAGCCGCATATTCCGGGGAACGACAAGGTGTTCTCCTATCCGGTGCGCTCATGATGACGTTCACGCGGGCGGAGTTGCTCGCCGAGGCGCGCACCTGGATCGGAACGCCCTGGCACCATCAGGCGGCCGTGAAGGGCGCAGGCTGCGACTGCATCGGCTTCGTGCGCGGCGCGGCCGAGCCGTTCATCGGGGCGATCACCCAACCGATGAACTATGCCGCGACCTGGCCGCTCTACCGGGCCGAAGAGCGCCTGCGCGACGAGATGGCGGCACATTCCGCCGAGATCGACATTGCTGATGCCTTGCCCGGCGACATCCTGCTGTTCGGCGCAGGCCGAGGGCCGGCCCATCACTGCGGCTTCCTGAGCGATGGGAACCGCCTGCTGCATTGCTACCGGGAGGCTGGCGCGGTCGTCGAACACGACCTGACCGGATTCTGGATCGAGAAGACGCGCGCCGCCTTCCGCATGCCGGGCATCGCCTGATGGCGCGCATCGTCCTGACCGTCGCGGGCAATGTCATCGGCAACCTGCTGCTGCCCGGCCTTGGCGCTGCCATTGGCGGGGCGATCGGCGCCTATGTGGGCGGCATGGTTGACAGCCAGCTGTTCGGCGACGGCGCGCGCAACAATGTCGTCACCGGCCCACGCCTGCAGGATCTGCGCGTGCAATCCTCCGGCTACGGCTCAGTGATCCCGCACGTCTATGGCAAGGCGCGGCTGTCGGGCAACGTGATCTGGATGCGCGGCTTCGACGAGGAGACGCGGACCCAGACGCAGACGGTCGGCGGCGGTGGCAAGGGCGGTGGTGGCGGGGGCCGGCAGACCACCACAACCGTCACTTATGTCTATTTTTGCGATGTCGCGGTGGCGCTGTGCGAAGGGCCGATCACCGGCATCGGCAAGATGTTCGCCGACGGCAACGCCATCGGCTCCGAGCACTATGCCGCGCGGCGCGTCTATCTCGGCGACGCCACCCAATCGGCGGACCCGCTGATCGCGGCGACCGAAGGGTTCGCGCCAGCCTATCGCGGCCTTGCCTATGTGGTGCTGGAGCGCTTCGCCATCACGCCCTTCGGCAACCGCTTGCCGAACTTCTCCTTTGAACTCACCGCCTGAAGGTTTGATCCGTGGCGCAACTCGTCCTGACCGTCGCCGGCGCATGGGCAGGCAACGCCATCGGAGGCGGGCTTGGCCAGGCGGCGGGCGCGATGCTGGGGTCCTATCTTGGCGCGGTGATCGAGCAGGACCTGTTCGGCCCCGGCCCCGCGGCCGTCAACAAGGTCGAAGGCGCGCGTGTCACCGATCTGCAGGTCTCGGGCTCCGCCTATGGCCAGCCAATCCCGAGGGTCTGGGGACGCGGACGGATCGCGGCCAACATCATCTGGGTGCGCGGCATCAAGGAGACCGCGATCACCGAAACCGAGACCACGGGCGGTGGCGGCAAGGGTGGCGCGAGCCGTGGCGGTCGCCGCCAAACGACCGTGCGCACGCGCTACGAATACTCGGCCGATATCTTGCTCGGCGTCTGCGAAGGCCCGGTCACGGCGGTCTACCGGATCTGGGTCAACAACACGATGCTGGACCCGGAGCATGTCGGCGCGATCCGGGTCGGGTATGGCGAGGACAGCCAGCAGGCCGATCCGCTGGTGGCGGCGGTCGAGGGCGCAGGCCGGACGCCGGCCCATCGCGGCCTCGTCACGGTCATGCTGGAGGACTTCAAGCTCACCCCGTTCGGGAACCGCTTTCCGAACTTTGAGGTCGAGATCTATCGGGGCTCGGACGATCCGGGCAATGCGCGCCACCTCGTCGAGGGCGTCTGCCTGATCCCGGCCTCGGGCGAGTTCGTCACCGACACCGAGATCGTGCGCAAGGTCGGTCACGGCTCGGCGACGTCGCAGGCGGCGATCAACGCCAACACCGGCACGAAGCGCTCGGACTTTCTCGTCTCGATCGACAATCTCGCGCGCGAGCTGCCGAATGTCCAATGGATCAACTTCGTCTACGCCTGGTTCGGCACCTCCATCGATGTCGCCACGTGCGATCTCGTGCCGAAATGCGAGTACGCGCAAGGCCAATCCGGCGCGTTCGGGGCCGAGACCTCGCCGCACCTCTGGTCGGTCGCGGGTGGCGGGCGCTCTGTATGGCCGGTCGTCACCTCCTACACTCTCCCGAACGGACAATCGGCCCTGTCCTATGGCGGCACGATCAGCGACGGCTCGGTCATCCGGGCGGTTCAGGAGCTGAAGGCGCGGGGCTACAAGGTTCTCTTCTATCCCTTCATCATGATGGACATTCCGCCACCCGATCCGGCGCCGTTCCCGTGGCGCGGCAGGATCACCGGCGCTGCGGCGGACGTTGCCGGGTTCTTCACGCGCCCGGCGGGCTACCTGCGCTTCATCCGCCATTGCATGACCTTGTGCGAGCAGGCCGGCGGCGTCGACGCCTTCGCCATCGGCTCGGAGATGGTCGGCCTCAACCGCATCCGGGACGGAGGTGGAGCCTATCCCGCCGTGCCATTCTGGCGACAGATCGCGGCGGAAGCCAAGACACGGCTCGGCGCGAACTGCACGGTGACCTATGCCGCCGACTGGTCGGAATACCGCTACCATGATCGCGGCGGCGCGAATGTGGACTTCCCGCTCGACGCCCTCTGGGCCGACAGCAACATCGATGCGGTCGGCATCGACGCCTATTTCCCCATCACCGACACCGACCGCTCGCTGACCGACCCGGCGGCGATCGGCGCGGGCTGGGGTTCGGGCGAACTGATCAGCTACTTCTATGCGAGCGAGGCCGATCGGGACCTGCCCGGTCGCGGCGCCAACCGCGTCCAGTCACCGATCACCGAGCCGTTCTGGGCGCTCAAGGATCTGCGCTGGTGGTGGGACAATGCCCACACCCCGCGCGTTGCCGGTGTGCCGACGGGACCCGCGACCGCCTGGACGCCGCGCATGAAGCCGATCTGGCTCACCGAATACGGGTTTCCGTCGGTCCATTGCTCGCCGAACCGCCCGAACGTCTTCGTCGATCCGAAATCGGCCGAGAGCTTCTACCCCTGGTACTCGAACCGATCCGTGGACCGGGTGGTCCAGCGCGTCGCGATCAAGGGCACCGAGGATTGGTGGCGGGACCTCTCTAACAATCCGCTCGACGGCCAGGGGCGGCGGATGGTCGGGCCACGCTTCCTCTGGTGCTGGGACGCGCGGCCTTACCCGTTCTTCCCGTCGCTGAAACGGGTCTGGCAGGACGGCGACAATTACCGCCTCGGCCATTGGGTTCAGGGAAAGATCGGCAACATGCAGCTCTCCGAGATCGTGCGCGATCTGTGCCTTCGCGCAGGCCTGACCAATGCCGACATCGACGTGACGAGCCTCACCGACGAGGTGTCCGGCTACGTGGTGTCAGAGCGCAAGTCGCTGCGCGAGATGATCTCCGTCCTGCAGACCGCATTCTTCTTCGACGCGGTCGAGAGCGGCGGGGTGCTTCGCTTCGTCAAGCGCGGCGGCGGAACCATCGTCACCATCGACGCCAATGATCTCGGCGCGGCGGAAGGCGATGGCGACCGGGCGCGCATCCGCATCGAGCGCGCGCAGGATGTCGAACTGCCGATCTCGATCGACGTGGTGCATCTCGATGAGGCCCGCGACTACCAGAGTTCGACCGTCACGGGGCGCCGGCAGCTTGGCACCTCGCGCAGCGTGACCACGTTCTCGCTGCCGCTGATCCTCTCGGTCGAGGAAGCCCAGACCATTGCCCAGCGCGCCCTTCGAGAGATCTTGCAGGGCCGCGTCTCGCTCGAAGCCAAGCTGCCGACGCGCGCGATCCGCATCGACCCAACCGACGTGATCGAGGTGCCGGTCGATGGCGCGATCCGCCGGTTCCGCGTCACCTCCGTCACCTATGGCAAGCCAGGGCTCGTGCTGGTGCGCGGCGTCGCGACCGATGGCGACCTGCCGCAGTTCGTCACCGTGCCGACCGGATCGGGCGACCTCCAGCCGAACGTGCCGGACACCGCCTCGCCGACGCGGGTCGAACTGATGGACCTGCCATTGCTGACGGAAGCCGACGCGGGCGAAGCGACCTCGTTCCACATGGCCGCATGCTCGCTCGGCGGCGCGCCGTTCCGTGGCGTCTCGCTGTTCCGACCGACGGCGGATGGGCTCGACTACACCGCCTCCGGCGTCGCCGACGTCGCTTCGGTGATCGGCGATACCGTGACCGCGCTGCCGCCGGGACCGGCGCATGTCTGGGACAACGGCAACACAGTCGAGGTGCAACTCGCCTTCGGCTCGCTCGAAAGCCTGCCCGATGCCCGGATCCTCGATGGCGCGAACGGCGCGCTGATCAATGGCGAGATCATCCAGTTCGCCAATGCGGTGCTGATCGGGCCGGGACGCTACAGGCTCTCGCGCCTGCTGCGCGGGCGGCTCGGAACTGAACATCGGATCGGAAACCACGCGATCGGCTCGCGCTTCGTGCTGCTCGATCCCGGCCGGCTTGAACGCCCCACGTTCTCAGCCTCCAGCATCGGCCAAACGATCGCCTGGCGCTTTGCGCCTATGCCGCAAGGCCCGACAGGCGACCAATCCGGACAGATCAGCTTCGCGAATGGCGGCGAGGGCCTGAAGCCTTGGTCGCCCGCGCATGTACGGGGCGTTCGCAACGGTGCAGGCGATCTTGCGATCAGCTGGGTTCGCCGCACCCGCTATGGCGGTTGGTGGCGCGATCTGACGGACATTCCGCTCAACGAAGAGAGCGAGCGCTACGAGGTCGATGTGATGAACGGCGCGACGGTGGTCCGCACGCTTCCCGCTTCCGCGCCCGCCGCCACCTACACCGCCGCCCAGCAGGTCGCCGATTTCGGATCGGCGCAGCCCTCCGTGACCGTCCGCGTCGTCCAGCTCTCGACTGCGATCGGGCGCGGCACTCCGGCCATGGCGACGCTCTGACCCCGATCATCGGACACCGACTATCCGATCCTGAAACCTGACCAAGGCGCTCTGACCCCGACGCCTTGAAGGAGCCGTCATGACCACACCGAACCTTGGCCTTCCCTTCATCCTGCAGGGGCAAGCGCAGAAAGAGGTCACCCACAACGAGGCGCTGATCCGGCTTGACGCGCTCGTGCACGGAAGCGTGCGCAGCCGGACCCTGGCAACCCCGCCCGGCTCGCCCGCCAACGGCGAGCGCTGGATCGTGCCTTCCGGCGCGACCGGCGCGTGGGCGGGTCAAACGGGCCGGATCGCCCACTGGAACATCAACGCCTGGGTTTTCTACGTCCCCATTGTCGGCTGGCGCTACCATGTCGAGGACGAGCGACTCACGGTCGTCTGGGCCGATGCCGACTGGCGCGATCGCATCGTCGGCACGCCCAATGGCGGCGCGATCCGGCTTGTGGCGCTGGAACAGGAACTGACGCTTACCGGCGCCTTCGTCGATGCCACCACCGCCGTGATTGCCGACCGCATGATTGTGCTCGCGGTCGCCTCGCGAACCACCCAGGCGATCACAGGTGCAACGTCCTATTCGGTCGGCGTGGCGGGCAACACCAGCCAGTTCGGCGGATCGCTCGGCATCGCGCTCGGCTCGAACAATATCGGCGTGATCGGCCCGACCGCCTTCTACGCGAACACGCCGATCCGGGTGACAGCGGCTGGCGGCAACTTCACGGCAGGCCGGGTCCGCGTCGTCCTCTACGCGCTCGCCTTCACCGCGCCGACCGCGTGATCTGAAGCCCCAACGTTCAGGAGAATTCGATGAAGAAGGATCTGCTCTGGCCGAGCGCGCCGGGCGGCGGCGCTGACGTGCCCGGCGGCATCGCGGGCCATGTGCGGGGCGCTGCCTTGCAGGACCAGGATGGACGCGTCGCGCCTATGGTCAGCATTCTCGGCGCGCCGACCAAGTTCCGCGACGCCTTCGAGGCTTTCGATACGACCGCACGTTGGAACGCTGTCCAGATCGCATCTGGAGACATCGTGCAGGTCGACGGCAATGTCGCGGGCGCGAGCTATCTCGTGATCTCGAAGGACCCGCTCAGCGAGGCATCTGAGACCGTCATCGAGACGCTCGACAGCTTCACCATGCCCGTGCGCGTCGCCGCCGGCATCTCGCTGTCGCAGCGGATCAACGGGCAGGAGTTCTCGCTGGAGCTCGTCTCGACCGATGACTGGCAAGGCGTCGTGCCGCTCGTTCCGGCAGGCCCGGTCGCCATCGCCTCGATCTCGCAGGCGACCACGACGCTCAGCGTCACGACCGCCGCGCCGCATGGCCTCAGGATCGGCGAGCGGGTCTCGATCTTCGGCGTCCCCGACTGCCGCCTCAACTATTCCTGCGTCACGGTCGCGACGACGCCGACACCCACCAGCTTCACGGCAACGGCCGGGCCGCTAGGCGCCATCCCCTCGGTGACGGCCGGGCCATTCACCAGCGGCTCGATCATCAAGGCCGATCCGCTAGGTTATGCCCGCAATGGATCAAGTCTCGTCTTCGAGGGCACGACCGCGACGAGCGAGAGCTACTATGTCCGCTCCGAGGGCGGCGACGCGCTGCCTTCCGGCACGATCGCAGGCAATCACGCGGCCGCCTTCTCGGTGTCGACGGCTGCCACTCAGCTGGTTGTGGCAGCAGGCGCTTATGCGTTCGCACCTGCGGCCTTGTTCGAGATCATGCCTCAGCTTGAAAAAGTGACCTTCAGCGGCTCGCCGATCGACAGCGCAGGCGCGATCTCGGCCATGTTCAAACGCTCGCAGGTCGTCCCAAATCCTGCGCGGGACTACAAGCTGCGCCTGCGCGCGAAAAACCACCGGTCTCTGTCGCGTCCCGTTGGCAAGATCATCTCGGCGGCCAAAGCGGGATCGGCAACGGTGACGATCACCTTCGACCAGCCGCATGGATTGACTGTCGCCGATCTTGTGGTGGTCTTCGGCATCCGCGATCAGGTGAATTTCGCCAACCTGGTAACGCCGACCGCCGTCGCAAGCGTGCCGAGTTCCACGACGATCACGATCCCGATCGGCGCATCGGCGACCGCAACGTCCTATGGTGGCGTGGTCATCCGGGTGAATGGCAGTGTCTTCGGAGCGCCCATCGGCCAGGTCGCGCAGACCATCTCCCGAAGCGTCAATGTGCTGACCGTCACCGGTTCGGCTGCTTGGTCCGGATTGCAGGTCGGTCAGTACGTCAATCTGCATGGCGTGCGCGACGCCGCGTCCGGCGCCGATCTCGGGCTCGACGGGCCGTACCGCGTGCGAGACATCGTCACGACCTCGCTCTTTCTCGAACCCATCGGCGCGGCTCCGACTGGCGCTGACATTGGCGCGACGAACTGCGGCGGCGCGGTTCTGCCGCGCACAGACTTCCGGTTTCATTTCATCCGCGTGATGGAGTTCACACGCCTCATCACCGAGTCCATTGGTGGCTTCGGACGGGTCGATCAAATGGATGCCGCCCCGGTCCTGGTAACCAATGCCATCTCAGCAGTCACTGTGACGGGCGGCGTGGCGCAGGACGCGGCGGCAGGCAATCCGGTCGGGATCGGTGCACGCGCCGCCAACGCCAATCAGACGGCAATGTCCGCGACCGGCGATCTCGTCCACCTGATGGCGACGATGATCGGCGCGCTCGTCAACAAGCCATTCTCGATCCCTGAGGCGGATTGGAGCTATGCGCCCGCTGGCGTGATTGCGAACACGACGGATGTCGTGATCGCCGCCGCCGCTGGTGCGGGGATCAGGCGCTATGTCACTTCCATTCAGGTGATCAACACCAACGCGGTCGCAACCGAGTTCGTGATCAAGGACGGATCAACGGTGATTTGGCGAATCTGGCTCCCCGCCAACATGATGACGCCGTGGGACATCGACTTCCCCACGCCGCTTCGATCCAGCGCCAATGCGGCGCTCAATGCCGCTGCCATCACGAGCGGCACCAGCATCTATCTCAACGCGCAGGGTTACACCGCTCCCTGACGCTGGCCATGGCCACAGGCGCGCACACGGCGCGAAGGCCGCACCGCCGCGTGGGATGGCGCAGCCACATTCGAACTGGCCACACAGCGCGCCCTGTGCGCCACCAATGGCCAACCCCAAAAGCAAAGGACGACTCCATGCCTGGAACAGCTACGGCGGCGGTCACCGTCGCGCCGGAAACCCTGACGATCACCTGGCTTGTCGCTGGCGGGATTATCGCTGAACTCTTGATCCTGATCGTCTTTCTCGTGCGCGTGGCGTGGTGGTTGTCGCAGCGCTTCACGCTGATCGATGCAACCCTTGCCGCCAATGCGAAGGAGATCACGGCCATCAAGATGGATGTCTCGAACGACATCGCCGGCCGCAAGGTCGTCGCTGAAGCCCGTACGGACATCGCGCAGATCAAAGCGACATTGGGCGAATTCCGAGAACGCATCGACCGGATCGAAGCCAATGAGGACGGGCGAAAGCACGCCTGATCCGCCGCCTCAACCCCAACCGCAACCCGACGATAAGCCCGCCTTCCGGCGGGCTTCGTCGTTTCAGGAGGTCGCAATGCTGCCTGCCCAATACCGATGGCTCGAAGCCGAGCCCGGCCCGCGGATGATCATCGAAGCGCTGAGGGAGTTCGGCACGTTGGAAGCGCCAGGTGCCGCCGACAATCCAAAGATCATCGCCTGGCATGCGGAACTTGAAGCCGCCGGCCTCGGCCGCGTCTACGCCGGCGTCTACCGCCACGACGCGATCCCGTGGTGCGGCCTGTTCATGGCGATTGTCGCCCACCGCGCCAACATCGAACGCCGCCCAGAGCGGGATCCGCCGCGCCTCTATCTCTCGGCGCTCGAATGGGCGGCGTTCGGCACGTCGGTTCCGAAAGGCGCTGCGGCGCTTGGCGATGTGCTCGTCTTCAAGCGCAAGGGCGGCGGGCATGTCGGTCTGTATGTCGGCCACGACGCCTCAGCCTTCCATGTTCTCGGCGGCAATCAATCCGATCGCGTCTCGATCACCCGGCTGTCGCGCAACCGGCTCGTGGCGGTGCGCCGCCCGGCCTATCGCGCCCAGCCCGCGAACGTCCGCCCGATCCCTCTCGGCTCACGAGCGGCCGGCCTCTCCGTCAACGAGGCCTGATCCAACCCAACCAAGGAGATTATTATGAACGCCGTTCTTCAGTTCGGTGCGGGCTACCGCACCTACATCATCGCCACCGTGCTCATTCTCGTCGTGGTCGTCGAGAAGGGCCTCGGCATCGACGTGCCGGGCGTCGATGTCGGTTCCGACTGGCTCACCCAGATCCTCGCCGCGCTCGGCCTCGGCACCCTGCGGGCCGGGATCACCGGGGCGAACAAGTGACCGGCTGGTTCGCCCTGGCCCTCATCGTCGCGGTGGTCATCGCCACCGCGGCGATCTTCGCTGCTGGCCGCAAGGCGGGCGCCGATGCCGAAGCGGCGAAAGCCCGCGAGGCCGAACTCAAATCCCACAAGGAGGCCTCCGATGCAAAGAACCGGATGCTCGAAGCCGGCGCTGCCGCTCCTCGTGATCGCGACGCTCTCGCTGACTGCCTGCGCGACGGCACCTTCTAGGCCGTCCGTGGTCTGCCCGCCTGTCGCGGTCTACGGCCGCGCCTTCCAGGCACGGCTTGCCGACGAAATCCAAAGCCTGCCACCCGGCGCGGCGCTGGAACGGGCGATGCTGGACTACGCCCGCCTACGCGATCAGGCTCGGGCTTGCTCTCATGTAGCGCATTCTCTTACGGAACAGAATTGTCGAACTCCGCGGAGACTCGACAGTCAATCGACGTTGTGCAATCTTTAACCATTATGGCAGGATTGCGGCGGGTCCAGCGATGATTGTATTTCGACAAATATTCATCTTTATTGTCATTTGTGTTTTATCAGTTGTATTGCCTGTTCAGTCGTATGCACAGTTATCAAATGAAAATTCAAATATTGTCGCTGCTGTTCAGGCGGTCGAGCTGGGGCTGTGCCCGATAACTTCAAAGCTATCCTCTGCCTCAAGACAGAAAAGTACTGAAGGAGAAGCACCTTTCGGCCCATCTGACGCATTGTTCATTTCACTGGCTGAGGTGAATGGCTTCTTGTCAGCTGATCCAAAGCTAACCTACGAAACCGGTTCGGCGCGCCTCCGCAGTCCTCAGATGGAATGCTTGCGTGACGCGGCTTATCTTTATGCGCGAGCGATCAAGGCTGCGAATGTCTCGCGGTCGAAACGAACGACTGTTGCAATCAGGATCGTCGGGCACGCCGATGCCACCGGCGTCTCCGAAGCCAACTATCAACTGTCATTCCAACGTGCGTCAGCCGCCGCTGAGGCCTTTGCGCAAGCCGCTGAGCACGATTTGGGTTGGCGCCCACAGGTCCTTGCTGAGGGACATGGCGGTGCCGACACGTGGTGGTGCGGCATTGAGGGGGCAGGAGCCGAACAGTGCGCGACATGGCCGGCCGCCGGAACTGAGAAGAAGGATAGCTACATCCGACAGCGCAATGACCGTCGGCTGGAGTTGCAGTTCACCGGCACCAGCCTTGCCGGGCCGCGACTCGATCTGCTCGCGCCTCAGCTGAGCGCCAATCTCATCGGCCAGGCGGATTTCAAAAGGTTGCTAAAGTTCGAGCCGCGTATGCGTTATTATCCTGCAGATACGGGCGCGCTGCGCCCGTTGCAGGTCACTCTCGGAGAGAGCGATAGGGTTGCCGCTTCGGACGTGTGCATGACCGGGGCAGGAGTCTGGCCGGAGACGCGCTGGTATCGCGTTGGCAAAATTGACCCGCCATCCGCCCTCGAGCCTTTGAACGCTGCGGATCCGCCGCGTTTCGACGAGGCCAACTTGGTGATCAGACTCCGTGCCGTACCGGTGACGTTGCGCAACCAGAGCCGGCCCAGCCGCGTGCGTGTTCTTCTTGAACTTGCCACGGGAGAGATCGGCCCGGTGATCCGTTCGGAGTCCGGGGACTCGCCGAATACTGTCAAGGCTGCGGCGATTGCGGCCGGGACGACAGTGGCTCCGGCGACGAAGCGTCGATCGCTCGGTTTCGGCGTTCCCGACTACTGGCGGGTGCGACTGAGGCTACGAAGTCTGCTCAAGGATGTCGTTGGTGAGGGTGAGGGCAGCGACGACTGGAAGTCCATGAAGGGATGCCTGCCGCAGGTGCCGACCGCTGAACAGTTCGCCGACCGGGCCTACGCAGCTGCCTTGGCCGCCCTGCCGCGTGATTTCGACGGCCTCATGGCGCATGCCAATGATTTCAATCGGCGAGCCCGCATGTTCGGGCTGAGCGCTGGGCTGAAACTGCATGTGCAGTCAGGTCAACTGATGCTGCCGAGGAATTCACCCGGGACGACACGATATGATATGGCGTTGGTCGGAGCCGCCCAGACATACGATCTTTTCGCGGCCCCGCTGACGAGTAACAAGTCCGATTATCCCGGCTGGATCTATCCTTCCGGGCCCTACGGGCATCTTGCGGTGACGTTGAACCCGACCACGCAAGGCGTGTGGTGGCATACTCCAGATGGGCAGGATCGCGGCGACCTTCCCCAGCCAGGAAAGAATGGCGATAGCCGTTTGTGGCCCATCAATCTATCCAATCCTTATGCCATGGAACGGTTTCTCCGTGGTCGTGTAGTGCGCGTGTTTCTTCCTGGAGCACCGGCGAACGGTCAAGGACTGGTGCAGATGAAGGAGCTCAATGTCGAAACCGACACCGTGTCCTCCGAACGGGATGTGATGCTGGTCGCTGCAAGTACACCTGAGTTACTTGATTCTTTCGCACGCGCGTACGGGCCGTCGCAGTGGCTTGCTCGTGAAAAGGTAGATCAAGCCATCTGCCTCCCGAAGCAGACCGCAAAACTGGACCTGTTGTGCGGTTATATGAGTCAGAATGTGGTGCTGAGCCTGCTTCTTCCTGCCTCGGTCAATGGCGAGAACCGCGACCTGCCGATCGACACGCGCATTGGCTCCCTGATGCCGCCCGATCGTATGAAGGATTGCTTCCACGCAAACACCCCGGCGGCCTTTGGCGTAAGCGGCGGGGATCGCCTGGGCAGCACTGTGACGATCGAGGGGCTCGGGCCTTCGGGTGCGCCGCCTGCCCTTTATTTTCCAAAGGATTGCCGGCTTCTCGGATGGCCGATCCTAGCGGGAGGGAGCGTCAAATGGTGA